ATGAAATCCCAATTTTTACTTAGTGTAAAAGAGCATATGCTAATGCGTCATTACTCAAATAAAACGATTGAAAGTTACCTATTTTGGATCAAGCGTTATATCGTTTTTCATCAGTTTGCACATCCATCTAAGTTGTCAGAAGAGCATGTAGTTCAGTTCCTTAGTCACATTGCTGTCAAAGATAAAGTAGCAGTAAAAACTCAAGCGTTAGCGCTTTGTTCAATTGCATTTCTCTACCGAGATTTCTTTCAGACACCGCTCTCACTCGAAATGCGATTTCAAAAGTCACTAACTGAGAGAAAACTTCCTGTCGTATTAACACGAGACGAGATTCGTCGATTTATTCAACATATCGATCCCAAATACAAGCTTCAAACACTTCTACTCTATGGTTCCGGGCTTCGCTTAATGGAATGCCTGAGATTAAGAATTCAGGACATTGATTACGATTATGGTGCAATCCGTGTCTGGCAAGGTAAAGGCGGAAAGAACCGTACGGTGACATTAGCAAAAGAGCTACATTCTTCCCTAAAAGCACAAGTGGATCTCGCTCGAAGTTATTATCAAAAAGATTGTCACATGCCTGGCTACGCAGGTGTTTATATTTCAGAGGGTCTACAACGTAAATACCCAAACGCACAGTTGGACTTTAACTGGCACTTTCTATTTCCATCAGCAAAACTAAGTGTTGATCCGGAAATGGGAGAGTTAAGAAGACATCATATCAACGAGAGTGCTCTACAAAGAGCCGTCAAACGCTCTGCGAAAGACGCGGGAATCGAAAAATCGGTAACGTGCCATACGCTAAGACATAGCTTTGCCACGCATCTACTCGAATCAGGTGCCGATATCAGAACAGTTCAGGAGCAGTTAGGGCACTCAGATGTAAAAACCACACAAATCTATACTGCCGTTCATCGTGTCAACCACAAAAGCAAATCTCAATTGGCGGGACTAGAATAAACAATTAAAAATCAAAACGTTAAAACAGATCGCGTCACATATAATTACCCATCTTCAGTTCTTGAATGATCACAGCAACCCCTAAATCTTCAAAATTGCATGCTTAATTTGCCCCATGATTGCCCCAAATCTGCCCCATTTAAAATAGGCAACTTGAATTCTGTTCACTAGTGTATGGGCTATTTGAGCTAAGATATCTATGATTCTATAAACTTGAAAGGTACTTGCTTATCACCAGCTCGCCACTGAGCGTATTGATTAAACAGCAGTTGCTGTCGTGTGTTAAACGCTGAGATAAGCGAGGTTACATCTTGATAGGTCAGTTCGATCACGCTGTTATCAGCTGCAATCCAGTTGATAGTGTCATTGGCCTTCTCTGGATTAATCGACACTTCGGACATCACGCCTTTCAATCGGTCAATGCCACGAATGCCGTCTTTTCCCATTCCCGTTTGAATATAAACCTCACCAAATGGCAACAAGTCAAACTCAGCCTCGAATCGAGTTTGCTGTGATAGGCTCTCGTAATATTCCGCCACAGACGGGTTAGGAACTTCTGTAAAGGCACTTAGCGCAGGAACTGGCTCACGCACACGTACCTCGGCATAAGCCCCTTCTTTTGGTGCCATTTCTGGGAACTCGTTACCTTCACCATCCGACACCATATTCCCCGTTTCCATTATCGGGGTGGTAAAGGTAACCGAATGACTGTGGCTGGCCATCAGCGTTTCACCTTGCTCATCAACACCAAATACATCAGCCAGTGCTTGGTCCAGTTCATCATGTGTGCTGGCCGATAAGTAGTAAGGCTCAATTAACCATGGTTTCATTTTGCCGCTCCTAATGCTCTGATTTCATCATTGGACAACGCTCTATGAACGATTCGAAAGTTTTTTAGGGTACTATTTAATGCGTTGCCGTTAGATTGTGCATTGGTGCCCAAATACCCTACACCGCCAACGTCATAAACTTCCGGCCAAACCAGCGCCGCAGTGGAAACTTGCCCCTTGACGCTGCCATCAACGGCCATTGAAGCAAAGGCACCATCAAAACGAACTGCATACCTTTTCAAGCCCACGCTATCCGCACTCGGCACGGTCGCATTCACTAGGTTACCTTGGTCGTCAGACAAGCGAAGAATGAAATCACCTCCTGGGCTGAATCGCCAAACGGTAAAGTTTAGTGAGGTGACACTATTGAATCCAAGAACTGAGTGACGGCCTTGAGGAATATCGGCATCAAACAGAATAGTAAATGGCGCACCTGGTGCGGGCATGTTATTCATCAGTGGAATACTACACACTGATGGTGCCACAACCTTGGCAACTGCGGTAGTTTGCACATAGGGCGCATTAACAATCTCAGCCACCCAAACGGCGGCGATGTTAATCGATACGCCTGCACTGGCTATGCCACCTAATGCGGCGGGGGCAAGTGTGATAGATCCAGTGGTGCCCGTTAAGTCGGCACTCACCTTAACTTGCACCTTCGCCAGCCTTGGGGTGATTTTTTCGAATGAAATGAACTCCCAATCAATGCTCGTTGAACCGGAACTGCCATCGGCTAAATTGACATAACCAGACTGCCAGCCAAGGCTCGACATGTCTTTGCCAACGAGCACAACAGAGTCACAATCAGAATCCACGTCCACAATCGCATTGATGTAATAATTGTTACCAGACACAACAGAAAGGGAACGACTGGTTAATGTGGCCGACGTAGTCGCTATTAACGTTTCTAAATTGTCACACACATACCCATCAATGGTGACGGAATCGGTTGTTATAGCTGCGTTGGTTGAGTTCACATACCAGCTGGCTAAATCATCACTGAATAACAGTTTCTGTGTGTAGCCAGCATGAAACAGCACCCCGTTTTGAGTGACCGCGATTTCATCAGTCGTTAATGACTCCAACGCGCCAGATTTATTGATGTTATTGATGTCACTGGCTCGGGTAAAATCCGCAACGCGATTGCCATTCGCATCGGTTGTGCCATATCCCTTTGTGATTTGAGCACCATCGTTAAACGCAATGTCAACATCCCAGTCGATGTTTTCAGATGAGACCTCACCAATTTTAGCGACCACATTCGCTTCAATATTGGCAACCATGTCATCCTGAACCTGCTGCGCATCCGCCTCCATTTGCTTCGCTGTGCGCACGGCATGCTCGGTGTTGTCGTAGGCTTTAAACGTGACCGTCCCCAGCTCCGTCCACCACTTTTCCATTTCGGAGAAATTGCCTTGCGTTACGTTGGTCGCTTCGCGCAGTGCTTGTGTTGCTGTTGCAAACTCACCGGATGTTGGCATCACGGCAGCGGCAGCATTGGTCGCTGTTGGGTTGGGCCAGTTGCTGCGTAAGATGAGCTGAGTAGCGAACACTCCGGCGATTTCCACCGGAGCCTCATTACCGATGAGCAACGCATCGCCCACCTTCACATTAGTGGTTAAGCCACTGTTAACGATGACCGTCTTACTGCCATTCGGCACGGTCACGGATGAAAGATTAATCCACGACATGAGTTACTCCATAAATTCGTCGCCAGTTATGATGAGACTGGCACTGATGGTTTGTTGAGGCATAGACAAAGAGCCGTTCTGGACGTCTTCCACTCTGATTTGAAGTGAGATATCACCCGCCGCAAGGCCAAGATCGACACTGGTTGATGGCACAGTAAAGCTTCGGTTTTCTGTTCCGGACTGAGTCGAGGCTCGAATATATTCATTACTGGTCGCTAGAACCGTTTCACCTGACTTAACCTGCCAAATCACGTTAATCCAGCCATCGCCGTATTCGAGGCCGGTGGCACTGATATCGAACAGAACTGGATCGATTTTTAACGTTCGAGCCAACCCAGAGGTTGACGCTTTGACACTAAAACTCTGAATCGTTGTCCATGCTCCGCCTGTAATACTTCGCTCCACATGCTGAACGGTTTTACTGGATGAGATGTTACCGATGATTTGATTAGCCTTAAGTGGACCTAGCACCTCACAGTCTTCACCAATGGTCAGATTATTAAGAAAGCCACCACCGATGCTGTAGAGATTGCCGTTACCTTGCAGGGCAAACATCACATCGCCGCTGCTGTTTTCCACGGAAAGAACATTGTGACCAGAGTTAGCCACCGATTTGAGGAACACCTTGTAACCACCTGCCGAGCCAATTTCGATTTGCTCGGCATATGAGCCAGCCTTAGCCCTCACATCACCAGAAAAATCGCCCGTACCGCCTCGAACAATCGGTGCGGATATCTCAGTATTGGCTTTAAAGCGATTACCAGTAACCGATCCCAGTGTTAGCAAATCACCATGCACAGTCAGAGACGGTGCCACCCACCCAGTGCCATTAAAGCGCTTTGTCGATGATGCAGAACCAGCACTGTTTCGGTAGGTCAAATGGTCATCAAGGACCGGATTTCGACCATAAGCCGCAACAAAGTCGGCTGTCGCGGTGGCATTGGTAGGAAATACACCATTGCGCAGCGTGAGTGTGTACATCCCAGCACCGTGACCGCCAGTGGCTCCCGTGTTGCCTTTGTCTCCTTTATCTCCTTTGGCGCCATCGAAATAGTCCACACCTTTTACGGGCGTGTAACCATCAGCGCCATCCTGAGCGCGGATATCATCCACACTGCCAACTTGGTAACCATCGCCCAAGATCATGCGACCATAGACCACCATTTGACGACCTGTGTTATCCAGGTACATCAACGGTAAGAACGCCCCGTTCTCAAGGGCACCAAGGCGAACCTGATCCGCAATAAAATCAAGCTGGGATTGCTGACCATCATTGGTGTTGTACATCCCAGAGACCCGGCCATTCACATCGGTGACCAAGCCACCTTTCGCCACGGGCGTTCCGTCTGGTTGAACGAACGCTTGCGAGAGCTGTTTCACCGATGCGCTTTGGCCATCCGCCGTTTGCACGGCCAGATTACGGATGAAATTAGCCAGTGGCCCATCGACCCAACTGTTTCCTGTTTGGACACACAGCACCGCATCATCGTGGTTGGTGATGTTACCGTTCGCGTCGACACAGTAACCCACCGCCGCTTTGGTGTAGGTATTGGCCTGAGCAAGGGTCGTTTCATCACCATCAGTGATTTGAGCTTCCAGACTCTCCTTAGTTTCCGCAATAGCAGCGGTGTTAGATGCCGACACTTTCTCAACACGGTTAATAGCCGCCTGTTGCTGGTCTTTGATGGCAAGGAGCTCAAGGGTTCTTTGTGCCTGCGAGGCCAGCTCATCACTGTGAGCACTGATATTTTGCTCGGCATAGCTGAGCGCCACTTGCCCCAGTTCAAATTCTCCTTCTTTTAGAAAGTCATTGTACGCATTCAATAATTCATCCAGGCTGCCGGAGTTACCCAGTGTGTTTTCCACATCGTACAAACTGGTGACAACCTGACTGATTTGGCCTGCCTGAGCATCAATCTGCTGCTCAGCCGTATCGAGTCTGTCGGCCTGCTCACCCAGTTGGTCTTCCACACCACCTGGCTGCTGGTTATACGCAACCACTATTTGCGTGATGTTGGCTTCACTGGCGTTAATCCACTGCGAGGCGGCATTGGCTTTTTCCAGTGTGTCGTTCTCTGACAGCTGCGAGAGTGTCGCGGTCACTTTCCACTGCGCGTCCCAACCGTCAATCTCCTGTTTTACATCAGTGAGTTTGAGCGCATTCGAGTCCCAATAGTCTTGAGTGACAAATACCGACCAGCGCGCGTTCTCTGGGTCAAGCTCCTGCTCCACCTGAGTGACGCGATAGGTCACATCGCCGAGTTGCAGTTCAGCGGCGCTCGGTTTGCCAATTTCAATGCTGTCAAACTCGGCATCCATCGCAATCGACAGCGCCGTGATGTCTCCCGTCCAACCATCGGCTGGCGTCAGCTTGAGAATGACCGTTTCAAAAACGCTACTATCAGCTGGCTGCAGGATGATGATATTTTGACTGCCACCATTCCACGACAACGTGCCAGATTGGGCGGATTTCACACGCAAACGAATGACAGAGTTATCATCGGCATTAAAGCTGATGTCCGAGCGAGTGAGCGTTGTACCTGTGACGGTACTGTTGCTCGTCCAGGTTGCACCAATCCAGCCTTCTGCAGAAGTATTGAACTGCCAGGAATATGCCGGAGTAATACTCTCCAGCGCACCTGCTACAATTTCGTTGACTTCGCTGTGGCTGGCTTTGAGCTGTATTTGACCCGCATTAACCAGAATCGCCGCTTCGGCCTCGGTTAAGCGCTGCCCCGCTTCCGTTTCAACTCGCTCTACTTCTTTGGCGGTAATAGCAACTTCGGCTTTCACACCATCAATGGCAATACCGGCTTCGGTGTATTTGGCTTCGGTATACGCAAACGCGCGGTTAATGATTAGACCCGTTTCGGCATCACGATAGACCACCGCATCAACCAGCGTTTCCCCTTCCATTGCTCGGCGTTCGTATTCATCACGAAAGCTGTGTACCTGACTGGTCAGGTGAAACAGTTCTTCATTGGCGCTTTTCGCCTCACGAGAGACATCACTCAAACCCTCGGTCACACCCGACAGGTCTTGTTTTACCTCCTCAATGGCAGAGCTGTTGTTTTGGCCAACCTGCTCGACCTGGTCAAGAAACTGCTTGAGGTTATCGTCAAGAATGTCTTGAGTGATTTTACCGTCGAGAATATCAATGATGGTCGATGCGTCTTTGGTCGTCGTGGCCACCACATCGATAAAGTCACTTTCACCAACGGCATTCACGGCGCGAACCTGAAAGGTGTATTCCGTTTCTGGCTGCAATCCTTCCATTTGCCACGCCACGCCCTTGCCGCGCAGTTCCCCCTGGTACCAGAATTCGTATTCTGTACCAAACGCCAGCGAGTTGGACTGAGGACGCAAAATCACGTAGGTGTTGCCCACATCCACAACCACATCAAATGGGGTTTCTGGCGCGCTAAAATTCACCGCCAACACGACCCAACCCGACACCGCCAGTGCGCCAAGCGCTCTAACCTGTATCTGGTACTGACCCGTCAGCAAATAAGGCAGTTCAATCGATGTGCTCTTGGTGTTACGAGACCACAGCAGGTCTGCGCCTGCAAAAATGCGCACGTCATAGCCGGTGATGTAACCCGCTGGCGATTGCCAGCTCAGCACCCCATAAATGTTCGGTTGCGACGACAAAGAAAAAGAAAGGCCGCTCGGGGGAGCGACCTCTAATGGATTGGGTAAGTTGGTGTCCGGCACATCCGGTTTAGGTGGTTTTGGCTGCCAAAGGTAGTGACTGTCCTGATACTCAATCAGTTTTAACCGCGTTTCGTTGTCTTTGTAGTCAATTTCACGCACACAGAATGGCTTGGCATCCCAACCCCGTGTCTGTGACGCCACCGTGATGACGTCCATCTCCTCAACCTGCTCACCAATGAACGATTTCACCGGCAGATTCAGCGTCATACTGTCGCGACTGAGCCTTGCCAGTACCTCAGCGTACTGCATGGCCTGCTCGTAGTTGTCGATCCCTTCGACTTCTTCATCTTTTTGCAGAGGCACGAAGTTGTCTTCGGCCAGCCATTGCTGATGCAATGCACTGTCTTTTTCTGGGTACACCACTTCATTAGTTTCCCAGTTCAACTCTCGGTCTGGATAGCGGATAGTGACTTGGTTAAAGCGCTGCCCAATATCCAGCGATGCCGTGGACATGCCCCCGGTCAGATGGTCTTCACTCACATGCAGAACGGGGGTGCGCTGACGGTCAATCTCGATCCGCAGGCCGTTCTGACCTTCCACCGGATACCCACGGCAGGTTTTCAGCAACTCTTTGAAGTTGTCCAGCAGCGGCTCATTGGTATCGAGGGCGATATTACACTGCATCAGCTTTTGCCCATCGACGACGGTGTTGCAGTATTGCGCCATCTCAGCGTTGAACACGTCATCCCATTCGCTGACCGGACGACCAAGGCCATAGTCAGCATTGGTGAAATAGTCTTGAGCGGCCTCAACTGGGTTATCACTGCGCGCGGTTAATGTTGCGGTAAATACGGGGCGACCTTGCGGATAACGTTTGTACTCGTCATCCATCGCTAATTTCACGTAAGTGACCGCCAGATTATTAAAGTGCATACCCGACATGTCGTCGGGCGCTTCATCAGCAAACCACTGCGGCATGGTTTGCACCTTGCTGCCAAGTTGGTGCTCAATCAACTGCTTGCTGCCAAAACCACCAAACTTGGTGTACTCCTGATCATCAAACTTGAGATTTTCAATCGACGTAACAGGGCCAATGCCCCACACCAGGATGGCAAAATAGGTTTCGTTCGGCACATCCGCTGTGTGTACGTTCTTAACGGCCTGATAAACAATGACCGGTTTCAGGGCACGTTTGCCATACAACACATGCAGGGGTTGGTCGATACCAAAGCGTTGAACCGATACACCACCCCGCTCTTGGCGAGGCACTGAGGGCTTCTGGGTAACGGACCAAACCGCCGTGGCCACCGAGATGATGACCGCTATAATTTCCCACATGGCTATTATCCTCCGGCGGTCCCCGCCCAGTAGATGGTTTCACTCGCTTTCGCGGCATATTTAAAGGCCTCGTCATCAGCATGACGTTTCTTGTGTGACGTCGGACTGGTTCGCCAGGCATTAATTCGCTCGAACTCTGCCCAGCGCGTGGCAACCTTGAGCACAGCCTGCCCTCGCTTATCATCATCGGACTTTCCGGTGACGTGGCCGCTCCATAATGGTTCAACATGGATGACCTGATAGTGTTCATCCAGGAACGCACGGGCAATCGACACGCTGCGCTTATACACATCGGTACCCAAAATGGTTTGGGTGATCGCTTGATTAGCCAAACTGAACCCAAAATTCACCTCCCCCACACGCATTTCGGCGTGGCGGGTTAAGGTGTCGAGACCTTCAAACGCCGCGGACGGCTTGTAAGTGATGCCACCGGCTTCAATTTCAATCCCCGCGTCGGTAAAATAAAAAGGATTGGGCAAGTCAAAACGCAACAAATGCACTCGACGTATCACGCCGGACTGTAATTGGTCTAAAACCGCTTGAGGTAAGACTTTCATAATAGCTCGATGAACTCCATTTCGGCATAACTGACATCGCGTCGGGCGCCTTTTAATTGAAACTGTTGCGGCTTGCTGCCAGGCTTGCGGATCAGGGTGAATGTGGCGCCAGTGCCGATCACCGTGGTGTTATCTGGCAGCGCCACTTTTAAAGGCGCGTTCAGCGTCATCGCTGCAAGCCCCGCATTATCGGTCGTCACATCCTCTTCCACTTCATACACTTTGGTGTGATTGGCGAAGTTGATCATATCCCCAGCTTTTAACCAGGTGACATTGGGCGGGGCATTACGCACAGAAATCACCAGACTGCCCGCCACAGCCTCTATCGCTTGCGCGTTGCCACCAACGCCCTGAATACCCATAACTCCATTAGCCAGAGGTGGCGTCCAGGTAAAAGGACGGCCAGCCTTCATGGCATCCACGGCGCGCCAAAACTTTCGATGGTCCGGTCTTGGTACGTTAACGGACTTGTACGTCAGTTCAAAGCGGTGACTGGGGATCTCCAACACATCGACGTGCAAACTTGGGCTTTCATTTGAAATAGAAGGATAATGAGAGACGACAGACAGTTCGCTGCAGAACTGACTAAGCACATCACTGATCAAAAGGCTTCTCCTCTGTCTCGTTTCGCACTCACAATTAAGTTATAAATCGTGTCACGATGATTAAGTAACATCTGTTCAACCCCAGCAACATCAAGGGCGCTGATATTAAAATTCACCTCGAAGGACTCTGACTGAGCGATCGATGGTTCATTGCCACTTGTAGCCTGCTGCAGCATTGACATGGTTTGTTTTCGGCCAACAATATGGCTTGGCCCCAGGGTGATCTCTGGTCCGAATTCCCCCGAAATACCCCACTGACCCGCAGGAATGTAACCACCGTTATCAAACGCGCCCGCAAAACCGGCGTTGGCGGCAGCGGTTGCCGCAGCCACCATCGGCGCCGTCGCGGCCACGGCAGCCCCCGCCGCGGCAGGGGCTAAGGCAGGACCAGTCACTGGAATGGCGGCGGTGGAACTGTAGGCATGAAGGCCAGACATGATGGACGCGGTAGTGGCTTCTGAGGTAACGCGGGCCACCTCGCCAGCGGCTTCGCCTTTCATCATGGTTTTTTCCAGCGCCCACATCACCAAACGTTGCGCCATGATCTTACCCAGTGATGCAATCATGGACTGCGCCATGCCTTTGGCCATGTTCCTAAACGCATCCTCTGCGTTTTCGCTGTCCATGACCGCGGAGGCAAACGCATTACCAAAGCCGGTGGTGAAGTTATCAAAGGTCTGTCGCCACAGTTCGTCGGTGTTATACGCCGATTCCTGCATCGATTCGTAATAGCGGTCCCAAAATCCTTTCTGCGCCTCTTCCTGCTCTTCCAGCTCTTTCCTAAGAATTTCTTGATTCTGCTCTGAATAGTGCTGCCTGATCGCAGTCATTCCTTCTTCATGCTGTTCTGCAGAGATCAGTTTTTCGGCATAGGCTTCATTAAGGCGATCGACCTCATCCATCCTCGCCGCTTTCAAAGCCTCCTGCTCACTCAGGATCCGGCGGTTAAGTTGATCCAGCCAGCTGTCCGTTTGTGCCTGCTTACGGTCTCGCTCTTTCTCATCCGCCTCTTTTTCAGCAGCCTCTTTCGCCTTGCGGCGCTTACTTTCGCGCTCAGCTTTTTCGTCCGCCAGTTTTTTCTCGCGGGCGGCCTTTTCGGCGTCCCGTTGCTTCTGTCGTTCTGCGACCGCTTGCTCAGCTTTTTCCTGTGCCTCTTTCTCTTCCTTTAATCGTTGGTCGCGCGCGTCTGACAGCTCTTTTAAGCGCGCATCAATTTCCGTTAAACGGCGCTGATCGTTAAACCAGTCGCTTTTGGTGTAGCCAAAATAACTGCCGAGGTTCTGCTGGCCACCGGCTTCTTTGGTGGCCTTGTTCATCTCGTGCATGATTTTGACGCGCTCAGACATCAGGTCTAACGCTTCATCGGTCGTCGTGGGCGCAAAGAAATCTTTAACGACTTTTAAGCCTTCATTGATTTCGTTGATCACATCCTGAATGACAGGCTTCATTCCCGTCCATGAACTGAAAGCCTCAAACGCTTCTTCTACCGACTGGCCAAAGGTGTCAACCGTACCAATCAAGCCACCAGCTTCTGCGCCAGCTGCGCCACCAATCTGATTGTCGAGCTCATCAAGAATGAACGCCTGAGCCTCGGCGATTCGCCCTGAGTCCTCCATGGCTTTCACCATGTCGATTTGGGCCTGAGTAAAGGACACCCCAGACTCTCTCAAAGCGCTCATACCCGTCGATGGCATCTCTAAGGCTTTACCCAGCTGCTTGGCAGAACTGGACATATCACCGCCCATGACACTGGCCATGTCTTTCGCAAGATAAATAGCGCGCTCAAAGGTGTTGTTTTGATCGTTCGTCACTGAACGAAACGTCAGCATAACCCCGATAGCTTTACTGGTCTCTTCGGTGCTTGCCAGCGTTGCCATCGCTACCGAACGGGCCAGCTCATCGAGCTGCGTCGCGGTATAGCCACTGGAAAAGCCGGTTGCCTTGATTAACTGCTCTTGCTGCAGCATACGGCGCTCGGTTTCTGCCAAGGTAGGCAACCCGGCAGTAAAGGCACCGATCGCTGCGACCACTGCGGTACCCGCGGCCGTCCAGGCAAACCCCAAACTGGTCACCGTGCCAACCATACTGTCAACTTGACCACTGATCGAACCAAGCGGCCCCGGTAACTGAGACGCCTGCCCAGAGACATGTCTAAAACTGTCAGACAGTGAGCTGTTTTGCTTGGTGCCTTTTCTCGCTGCAGAGGTATAACCCATCAAGCGCTTCTTGGTATTCTCTACATCTTTGTCGAATTTAGCCGTGTCAACCCGCATTGTGGTGACAAGATCGGCAACCTGTGCTGTAGCCATACGAGTTCCATAAAAAAACCACGCCGAAGCGTGGTTTTTATAATTAATTAGTAAATGTTACTGGTCTTGACCACCTTCACCGGAAGCCGCAGCCAATCGTTCGAGGTTGTCATTGATGTTGAGCAACAGGTAACAAATCCCCGTGACAATGCTGGCCAAGATAAGGCCAACTAACGCGCCGCCTCCAATCGCAATCACTTTTACCAGCCCTGGGGTGTAAGGATTACCCAATACATAGGCAAACCCAATAAATGCACCGCCACCAATGAACACCACCACCAAAACCAGCAAACAGCCTCTCATCAAATCAATCATTACGTTGTTCATAATCCCTCCTATATTGAACACATTGCACTTTACTATGCAACAGGAGGAAATGACAGGGAGGATTGTTCGCTAAGAATCTGATTTAATACGGATTGTTTACATGCAGGCGCTTGGATTTTCGCTTGATGCTGATGAAGACTGAAATCTTCTGCCGTGAAATGCCTGGAGGCGCGCCCAGAGGCATTTAACACATTAGCGTTGAGTTGTTGCATAAGCCACTCTGCATTGCGGAATGAAAAACCGTTTTTCTTACGGCGCTTGATCCAGCCCCAATAATCAGAAAGCGGCATTTCAGCCAGCATGCGAGTCGGACTTGAGTGCTTGTGTTCCGTAGCCAGATCAAACGCAAAGTCCCAGGCGGCGGCTAAGACTTTTCCGGCGTCGGTGGATCTTGCGGTTCTTTCGGCTCACTTTCTTCTTCCGGCTCAAACTTTGGATCGTTGAGCTTTTTAAGTAATTCGTAAGCCTCGTTAACTTTTCGGTTAGGCCACTGTGCTTTTACTGTGTTTTGCAACTCTAAAACATGAGCGTATTCATGCACGTTGTTATCATCACTGCGATGTTGATGCACTAATGACAACGCAATGGAGTGCGTCACTTGATCAAGGATGATTTGCTCACGACGCAGTCCGTAAGCCATTTTCTCTTTATCCGAGGCATTGTCCCCTAGTACCTCTTCCTCTGGTTGCTCGACGGTGTATTCTAGATCACGCAATCGATCGAGGGCGGTGAACTCGCTGAGGACAAAGGTCTTAGACCCCACTGATATAGGTAAGGTATGTAGATACATAATAAGCACTCATCAGCCGCCCATCTGGGCGGCGTATCGGTTAGTAAAGGGTTAAACCACTGCGTGTAGGAAATCTTCTGCCAGGCTTGGACGACCTTCCACCGCCACGGTGATGTCGCGCTTCATGTCGGTCGAGTTTTCAATTGAACTTGGCACGCCCAAGCTACTGATCGGGCCGTAGTACATGTTCACGGAAAACTTATCCGCGACCTCTGAGGGTGATTTTACGCGAAACCACGTTTTCTCACTCTCGCCATTAGCCACATCGTAAATGTCCACAATTCGCTTTTGCACATCTTGGCCAGGGGCATAACCGAGCTGAAAACTGAAATCACCCGCATCTTTCATACCGGTGGATTTTTTCGCATAGCCGTCTTCACTATCCAGATACACCTCCGTGTTGACTTCCTTGGTCATGTTGACGGGTGTGATACCCGATACATACCCTGCCTTATCCCAGTTGACGTCGTCTTCTTCCCCTGCAGCGATTGCAGCAGCGATATCGACGCCCTTTTTTAAGATCCAAACCGAATTGCCTTTACCAGCGATGGGGATCATGCCATGTGTTGCTGCCATTGGTTACTCCCAATAATATTGATGATTAATATGCAGAGCCCGGTAACTGTTGTCCGGACTGCGTTCATAGGTAAAGCCAGAACGTGACAACGTGACAACATCAGGAAATCGAATTCCAACAGGCAGAAGCTCTTTTACCGCTTCGCCAATATCATCGATGTCGTCATCACTGGCAGTGCCGTCGAGATAGATCGACACAAACAAGTTGCCCTCGTAACGCTCTGGCATGTCGGAATAACGGTCATCTCGGGTGCCGTCGTTTACATGAACCAAAATAGCAGGGGTCTCCTTAGCCGAGTCTACAATCAAAAAAGTTGGAAAGACTGATTTGACCCACACCCCCGATCCATCTGGCGCTGGTTGGTCTGGAATGTTATTCCTCAGGTGGTCTGCTATTGCATTGCGAATAAGTGAGTTTTGCTTCACAGGTGATCTCCCTCTAAATCAATCTAAGACCAATATGTATAACCCGTCTTCTATGATTGGCGGTTGCGCTATTCGGCTTTCTATCGATTCACCAGGAACGACCACAACTTGTCCGCGTGCTGGTGTTAAGCCAGCTGCATTGGCCTCAGCTTTAGTGAGTGAGACAGTGCGACGAGTACCTTGCACCGCCCCATCAAAAACCACTTCCCCTTCATCGACGATCACCGATACCGGAATACCAGCAATCGTGGCAGACGTGCCGAACGCGCCAAATAAGGTGGCGTCCATTTCAGCCACCGATTGAGACCAGTCACTCATAGCTATTACTTCTTAGTAGTTGGCTTGCCGACTTTTGCGTCGTCTTCTGCGATAACCGCAGCACCAGCCTGACGAAGATTCAATGCGGTTTGTGGGTCTACTTCGACGATTTCATCTTTGACGCCATGCACACCTTTTGAAATCACGGTACCGCGAGTCAGTTTGAGTTTTACTTTGTCCATCTTTTGCTCCTGATTAAGACAAAAACGCCCCAGCGCTGCTGAGGCATTAATTAATGAAAATCACGGTTTGGTTATGCCGCTGGGACACCTTTCACAAAGGATTGAGGGTTACGGACAGCGACATCAGCCATTTGGTGACAGCCGATATCCAAACCACCCGTTTGGCTATTGCGAGTTGGGATCAGCTCTACCATTCCCCAGGTACCAATCATCACATCAGAGAAGTTACCGAACAGTGAGCCACCAGCAGGCATTTGAGTCGAGCTATGCGCTTTATAGCCATTACATTCTCCGCCTTCGACAACGAATCGACCCGATCCAGCGTCTTTTTTCGCGGTTTTCAGTGCTGAGTACACGGTAGGACGGAATGCATACGCGAGTGAGCCCATCAGCGCATTGGCGTCATCTAACACGCCTTCCATTTTCACAACTTCGCTAAACGTCGGAATAAGGTTGACGTTATCCGCGATATCCACGGTTTGGACACCTGCCGTGTTCAAAATGCCCAGAGGCTGGTTGTTGAAGCCGGTACCGCTAAAGCCTGCCAAGTCAATGGCCAACGCCATACCAGTTAGCATGTCTTCGCGCACAATCTGCTCAATGGCTGGTGATGACTGACGCATCAGCTCAAACGTAAGCGGCACAATACCACCAACGTGTTTACCGCTTAGCGTCACGTTACCAGTCGTTACGTCTGATTCCGTCGCGTTCTCTTTTTCTGCTAACCAGCCAAAGGTTGCTGAAGCGGTTTTCTTCGGCATGGATACATTGCCGTTCAGACCAGGAAGGAATCGAGCGCCCAGTTTACCCAGCAAGGTATTGGCGCGCATGATATCAATGAACTGATTCGCCATGTGCTGGGTACCAATCAGGCCAGAGTTGTTGGCGGTATCGGCACGTTGAGAACTGAAGATGCTCACCGGCACAATCAGACCACCACCGACAACAGAGCCACCTTGGCTACGCAGTTCTTGAGACATTTCACGCTCAAACCCTGCCTCTGACCAGTCGCCAGACATCTGAGCATTCAATGCACGAACCAGTGAGTATTCTCGATTTTCACGCTGCATCATCTCGTCACTCATACGAGCGGCGGCTGGCTTCGGTTGTGCTGACGCTTGTTCGAATGCGGCTGCACGGAATTGTTCGATCGACATACCATTCTCGATAGCGTCGTCGCGTAGCGCACTTAAATCCCAAGGGGCATTTTCTGCCGCACGGGAAATTTCAGCGATACGCTTGCGTTCATCTGAGCGTACCTGCTCATTGGTGATAGTCGGAGCAGCTGGCGCAGGAATAGTTTGCTGACCACCGTCACGTTGCTGTTCCACTTGTTCATTAGTTGAAGCTGGCATGTCTGCCTCCTTTTTAGTTGATGGTTCGTCACTGCGACCGACACCGACACTGGCGTCGGCAGGAACAGCAACAATAGAAATTTCGGTAGGTTCCCAATCGGTAACCTTGATGGTGTCAGGTTGACCGTTTTCACCTTCGCGTCGCTCGTAAGCAAAAATCTTGTAGTGCACGCTGACTTTCTTTCGAATGCCGTCAACGATGTCATTGAAAATATCGGTTGCCCTTTCACTGCGACCAAAGCGCAGTGTGGCTCGGCCTTTACGGTCAGCATCGATAGAGGCAACCTCTACAACGCCAACCTGATCACTTCGATTGTGGTCCATCAGTACTGCACCACCGTCATTCAGGCGTTCCAGTCGAACAGCACCGGGCGAATGGTCAAGAACTTCAGTACCGAACCAGCGAGGCACTTCGATTTCAGAGGAAAATGACACATCAACGGTACGCTTCTCTTCGTCAATGCCTCGGCTGGCATCGATGATCATCGAGCGTTCGAAGGATTCCCCTATTTTGATTTCATGTGGCTTTGGACTTGGCATTGGCCTTTTCCTCATCGTCATCTTCTTCCGGCGCTATCGCGGAAAATACTTGTGTTGGTGTAATGCCAAGCTTCAGCATTAATGCGTTTTCTTCAGCAATCTCGTTGAATACATCCTCAGGATCGTCGCCTCGCTCCCGGATGATTTGTGAAAGCGACATGGCTTTAATTTCGTAAAGGATCTTTTTGCTGTTGGCTTCTTTTTGCGGGTCAACCCAATCCCATCGTCGTCCGACAAATTGAGCATCGTAATAGGAGGAAACCGGATGCGGTAAGGCTCCAAACCCACCATTAAAGTGACTCAACGTAACGAAGCGTTTGAACAGTGGCTTAACAAACGTTTTGATCATCCACGTCTGAAGGCTTTTGTAATGTTCCCGGGTATCAAGAGAGCCAACCCGCGCACTGGAGTAGTTCACCCCAGCGAGGTCATTACCTACGGTGTGGTAATCCACACCCCAACCCGAAGAGACCCCTTTCAGGATGCGCTCAACGAACGGGGCAAAGTCACCAGAGGGAAAAGTTGGGTCGAACGATTCAAAATGCAGGTTGCCGATATTTTCAAAGGTACCCGCTTCGGCGTTTAGCATCATGTCACCGGACTCTTCATCACCGGTGTATTCATCGTCCCCTTCAGAACGGAAGAAGCCCATCTTGGCAGCGCCTATCCGAAAGGCCGTGAGCGCTGCTTTTTCTGCCTCACCAAGTTGAAACAAACGACCAAGCGAAGGAGCAACCCAAGGCACACCGCGTTTTTGACCTACAAACAGTTTTCGGAATACATGCAGCATGTTTGAAGCAGGGATACGAGTCCGCTTACCTGAGTATTGGATCTGACTTCCTACACCTGGATGCTGCTTTTCGTAAGTGTCATTAACGTGATAAGCCACGGGGTTGAGGTTATCGTCATACTCAATCCCCATGATGATCGAGTTGTTTCCTCTCTCACTGTTGTAATTGATATCAATTCGGCTTGGCTCGATTAGCTCCGGATACAGTTGACCAGAAGCTCCAACGCGCAGAAAGACAAACGCTTCACCATCTGTTATTTGAGCGGCAACGATTTGCTTTTCGAACTCCACCAGCGAAACTACATCTTCAAATTCACTCCAAAGTGACTCAACCAATTGACGCGCTTTATAGCTGGCTTTGCCTTGTTTCGTTTTGACCTTAGAACGCAGCTTAAATCCAGTCGCCCCAACGATGTTGTCCTGCATCACCTGAATAAGACGAATCACGTAGTCGTTATTTCTGGCTTGCTGACGAGCCCGGGATCGCAGCATTTCCAACTGGTGGTAAATCACTTGGTCGGCGGTGTATGGTGTGGAGTCCCACGATAGCGACATTCGATCAGGATTCCCTGCGTCGTACATACGGCGCATTTCATTCACCACCATGCGCTGAATTGGTGATTTCTTCATGTGGTTACCCTATACATCTGATGGTTCGTGTTCTGACGCCTTGTTCTTTTCGCTCCAACTTCGTTAGTTCTGCTGCGTAGCTGCGACGAAGTGTTTCCATTTCGGTTGGCGACATATTTGTCACGTTCCGTCCGTTAAAACTCAGGGAAGATTTGCCAGAGGTTAAGTTGCCAAGCTGCGCGTTCTGGATGGCGCTTATAGCTTCTACCAACCACGCTTTTCGCGTAGCTTCACTTTCAGTTAGTGCCATCTAAAAACCTTTCATTTTGAATCGACGTCTTGGCTTGGTTTTCGGTTTGTCTTCGACCTCCTCTGCTTCTTGGAGGTGTAAAGCCAAAGCGTCGTAATTTGGATTGAGGATTTCTCGCGCTGCCAGGTTGTAAACTTCCAAGTCGAATGCTTCGTTCCGTTTACGTACTTTCACCCACTCGAGAATGGCGTGCCCTTTGTGGTACCGAGTTCTTCGTTCTTCAGCAGTAAGCTGTTTAAAGAACTCTTCATCAAAACGGTTATCTATCGGGTAGTGGTAATAACCAAAGCCTCTATCAAGAATCTGAAGTCTGGCCATGACCAACTCTTTGCAGGTATCGGTACCGACAGCAAAGAGTTTGATTTTTGCTTTATTGGACGTTGATGGGCGAGAGACTATCGGACGACCAACACCACCAACACCTTTAATGGCAAAGATTCGGCGGCTCTCACGCGACTTAACAAACTTGTACACCTCTTGGGTAAAGTGACCACCGGAGTCGATACAAGTACAAGCGATATGAAGTTTGTTGCCAGATTCATGCTGATAGTTCTGCGAAAGGAACTGGTCGAGTTCTTCCCAAATCTGAGGTTTGGCTAGATCGCCATAGATAATTTTGAAATCAATGCCCCAGCTTTCGTCCCCTTTACCCCATGCTTTCACTTCACATTCGAGTCGGTCATCCTGAACGTCCACCGCACAAGTAAGCACGACACCACCAGCTGGCACATCAGACAGATAGTTTTCCCTGCGTCGGTACAGTTCGTCCGAGTCGAGTTTTTCACCCTGCTCTTCCCATGTTTCACCCAATATGGTGTTCACAAATGTTTTGAGCTTACCGACATCATCCTTAGCCTTTAGCCAGTCCTGCACCAAGCGGCGCCAATCGGTAAATGGTGAATACGCGGACCAAATGTGAAAGCTGACAAATTCAGGAGCGTCGACAGGTTTACCATCGATAGTTGTCCACTCCATACCGTCTTTGGTTGCGAGGTCAGAAAGTCGGTCTCGCCAAATTCCTTTATATTGCTGTGGCATCCATTCCGCATAGGTACCAAGCGCTGCGCAATGAGGACATAAGTAAGCAACACTGGATGGATCTGACTTATCGAATTTCATACCGAAGTCAGCGTCTGGACCACCCCACTGTAAATACTGATATTCGCCACAGTGAGGACAAGGGATCTCATAGCGCATCATGATGCCGCTTTCTTTGCATGCTCTTTCGATCTGGCATTCATGCTTATTCTTTGGTGTAGAACCGCGAATAGATTTGCCAAATACAGAACCTTCTAAACGACGATCACCAAGGAACGTAGGTGCGCCTTCCTTTTCAACATCTGCAGGAAAGGCTGCGAGCTCATCATAGACCACCGTATCTACCGACTTTTCGCGATAGTTCTTAGCAGCAGTTCCACCTAAACACCAAAGTTGTCGACGGTTTGAAAACTTCTTAGTGTCGAGCGTGTTGTCTCGATGTTTCTTTCCGTACCAGGGAGCTAATGCTTTGACGACCGGAACGTCGCGGATCATTGACTCGATATGAGCTTTCATAAAACCTGTCGCTGCAGCATCAGTCGGCTGAAACAATAACTGGTTTCGCTTCTTGTGCTCCAACATGTAGGCAATCGCAGCTTTGAGCATTTGCGAATAACCAACACGGGCTGACTTCATCAGGTTCACGACTCTGATTTCATCGTTCCCCATGCAGTTCAGTATCGCTACCTGAAAGTGCAGAGTCTCCCAACGACCTTCCAAATAAGATGATTCAGCAGATAAAAAGAAGTGCTCATCTGCCCATTCAACTGCAGTCATTGGCATTGGACGCCAGAAGGTGGCGAGTCCTTTTTTCACTGCAGCTTGAAAGTTACTCAGTTGTTTCTCGGATATAGTCATTTAATATCTCAGGCAAAGATCTTTCTAACCGGCTTAATGTATTCAGAGCTTTGGCCAACTCGCGCTTAATATTCTCGGTCTGAATCGTCGTAAGCTCTGGATGCTTTCGGATGATATTCAAAGGCAAACTATCGATAACCCCTGATGCTTCGGCTGAAACTTTGGCTAATGCGTATGTAGCAAAATCTACAGGCACCACTTCCTGTGTCGCGATTTCGTTTTTGAGTTCCTGACTATCGGCTTGAGCTTTCGTTAATCGGTAGCGCTCGTACTCCAGGCAACCTTCATCCGGATCTTGCTGTTCGGTGTGCTTAGGTTGGTGTTTCTCGACTTCATTTTGCTTGCGGTTGTAAAGCACATCAGCAACGGTGAAATAGACCGACCTCCCCACCTTAGCAACCGGCTTCACGCCCCACTTGTCAAAGGCTTGAACACTAATGCCAAGACTCTCAGCCATGGTGGATTTATTGAGCCAATGAGGTTCGACTTTTGACGCTGTTTTGATCATCGACATTTAAACAACAACCTCGATTCAAAAAATTTCATAAATAGAGAAACGTCGGGCATCGAAACACCCGCAAGAGGCCCGACGGGGAAGGACCCACTTCAGTTGACTCACCTCGCCGTTGCCAAGGCGTGGTTAATGGCTTGCTTGGCTCGACGAGTAGCATTCATGCGCACCACACGTTCGGATGTAGAATGGAAGTCAAGCACTCGCTTTCGCTGTTGTGAATTATCAGCAAAGAGCACCCATGGATAAGCCCAGCCGCGCTCCTCCTTCCAAATGCCAGGAGTCAAATTAGGGTGACCGTTACGGATCAAGAAGTAGGTATAGCGAGCCCTGCCTTTCTTCACACGGGTATTACGGTTAGTGTTCTGCCATCGGTCATGCTGATGACCGATGTTCGATAGCGCCTTATTCATCTGGGCGCCTGACCAGTTCCCGTAGCGATTCAACTTAGTTCTACGACCCGGAATGAGCCTCTGCGAACGTTTGAGCACTCCACGTCGCTGCAATAGTTTTTCACTACGCTTAAGGTGAGCAGGTCCACCAGTGGCGTTGGGCGCTAGGTAGTCGGCAGGTGGCGTCCCCTTGGAAGCCTCATTACGAACAAAGGTTCTTGCCGCCATGCTTGATTTCTTGGCGGGCGCAATGCCAACGCTATTAAGGGTAAACCTCGTCGGATTATCGAGCTTACGCTTCATCTCACTGATGAACGCAGGCTTTACATCTTCGTAAGCCAACGAGTTGATTGTACGCACCATGGCGTATTTCATTTGATTACCAAGCCTGGAGAATTGCTTACCCAGCAATTGGTCGACATTATCGAGTGCAACATTTATTTGCATGCATCCTCCAAAGGTTGGCCGGCGGTCACTTTCGCTTAACCGTTAATGTGTTTCTCAACTACAGCAACCAAACGATCATCCGTATCTGTCTTTGTGTTCTTGGCGTGCGATTTAGCAACAGTTAGTAATACTTCGGTGACTGCTTCGGGGCTTAGTAGCTTTGCAGCCCAATAACCGATCAGGCTCTTAGCTAAAGAGAGTAGAAATATTTTCATCAGGCTTCCTCCATCGTTAATATTTCCATTGGAAAATTCTTTTTGAAATCATCGACTGTGCCAGCACCCAAGTGGGTGTTGTAGTGGTCTTTCCAATACTTAGCTAAGCCATCGAGGTCACCGGCTTTTGGTAGTGCCTCTTTCACTCGCAAGTAGTGCACTCGGCACATAGCAATGGCGAACGTTAGGTTAGTCACTAGCTGGCTTACATCTGGACGCATGTCCTCATCCAAGCTTTCCATACTGGCCAGCTCAGTGAGCTTATTCGCCAGACTGCGGCGATAAGCAAGGAAGTTGTCCCAAATGTCTTTGTAGGTAGCAGGTTCCATTTGAATCAAACCAAGTGCAGGACCACCACCAACTTGCTTAATGAAATGACCATTACTTTCCTGGTAAATGGTACCGACAATCAACTGTTCGGCAGCTCGGCTATAAAGCCCCAATCGTTTTAGCCAAGGGCGAACAATCAAAGTGGTTAACTGTTTAGCATCCATCAAGCTCTCTCCCGTTCTTGCCGCTTCTTATCGAAATGAACGTAAATATCAAAGACAAGACGGCCAGCAATAACTAGCAAGCCACCTAAAGAAATTAAATTAGCGAGGGTAATATCCGGAGAAGAAGCAGCGCTCTCAGCAGCTTGTTGGGCTTTTGCTGCCACTTCATTACTGAAAAAGCTAACGCCACCACCTCCACCGTAAGCAATTAAACGGCCTTTGAAGTCGTGCAGCTTGAGCCACACTTCAGAAAAACAGAATGACATCAGCTCTCTCGACTCAAATTTCAGGCATAAAAAAACCGCCAAAAAGGCGGCTTTCAGAATTCATGTGTATTTATCCATACTGGATATTTGCATAGTAATTTGACAGATTCTGTTTTTCAACCCCAATCCTAAAGAGTTTTTGACATAGCGAGTCATAGCCCAGCAATATCGTTCTGATGGACTCAATATGAGGTTGGATAACATCGAAATTGGATTGATAGTAACGCTTGCGCTTTTTCTTATACGTTTCGGAGTTAACCTGGTTAGCCACACAATCATGATCCACCAACGTATCTATGAGCGCGGTTCGACTTGCTACAGGCTTGTAGTGCCCCTCACCTGCTACTAACTGGACATCAGCCCCTGCCATTTGCTCGAGCGCAAATCCACCAGCAATCAAAGGAAGAATAGCTTCGATACGTTTCACCACTTTGGCTTGTAGTGCAACACCAGTGAAAGCGCATTCCACGATCCAATCATTCAGTAAGTGTTCAACAAAGCGTTGAGTCAGGCTTTGAGAGTTCCAAAGTGGCGAAGCATAGGCAAAGAACGCCCAATCAGATAAGTGAGGGTGTATGGTTTTTATTTGTTCCAATGTTGAAAGCACCTTACCTGCATCCAGTTTCGAACCCATTTCAATATCAGCCATTCCGAAACCGCCGCCACCAGCACCTTCGTTGTACTTGGCACGAATAGCCTCCGTAGCCATACCAATCGCCGCAGGCATTTGCCACTTTTCGATGTTTACACACAAACCCATGATGTTATCTCCCTCACCACAATCAAATTGGACAGCTCAACAACCAATGATAAACTGTATATATATACAGTTAAATGGTAATTCCTTTTTGAGATGTACAAGACGATTCAACGCCTGGTAGGACACCGTATATACAGAATTGGACCAGATGGCCCATGCGGTTATAACAGCACCGAAGATAAGGTGTCGGTGTTGATGGCTAATGGTGACTGGAAGACAATCCCTTTTGGTGGTTTTATGGAAGTAGGCAACGTTGTGGGTGTAAGGCGACTGAAGGTAATGGATGTATCTGCGTTATGTTCTGATGATGACGGCCACAAAGTTGTTTATACCATCCCCAGATATCACTACCTCGTGGGTACTTACCTAAACGGGAAGTGCTTTATCCTGCTTTATGATGGCGAGGTAAAGCACTACCTGGACAAGAACGCTGAGCAAGAGACCAAAAACAATGTGGTTTGGTTATAAGTACCTATTTGAATATCTAAATTGTGATCAGCGTTATTAAAAGATGGCCTAAACTATGCAATCTCGCTTCAAAAAATGTAGCCTAACACGCTGATATAAATTTATATATTAATAGATTAGCTTTGGCTGAGCTCAAACGAACGCCATGTTCTTTTCTAATTCAAATTATTCTTTTTAACTAGGTTGGTATACATGAAAAATAAATCTCTAAGTGTGGCTGCTATTTTAGCAGTTTCAGCAATAACGTTATCAGGTTGCGTTTATAAATCTAACGTTGACTACGGCACACAATTCACATCAGAGCAAGTGGCAAAAATTGAAAAGAAAGTTACTACTAAAGCTGATCTGATAAGAATTTTTGGTGAGCCTTCAGTAAAATCAGTAGTCAGCGAAACTGGAGAGAAGTGGGTATATTCCTATACTGGCGGTAGCGCATCATCGCAAGCTTTCACAACGAAAACAACATCAGACATATCAACACATATGCTTGATGTTCTGTTGGAGAATGGCGTTGTTGTGAACTTTGCAGAAACTAACACCAAACATAATATGAACACGTCAGTGGAATAAATTCACACTTGAAAACGTTCAATAGACTCTTGGCACGTATGGTATTTTAACTAAAAGTTTCGTTTCTATTCCGTTACTGACCTACATACGGCTAAGTTATTAAAGGGGAATCGATATATGAGCATACCTTTATCAGGGAAAGACATGTATGACGACTTGGTTAATCACAGATTTGGATTGGATGTAGCGTCAATTACGGAAGTCGAAATAGGTGATTATGGCTTGTCGACAAGTGAGATTTTTAAAAAATATAATATTGAGTACGATGAGCCTGTTGTTTTTAACGACGTGGAAGATGATAGCCGCCATGTAGGTTATGGAGAATCACAGGGTATTAAAGGTTGGGCAACTAACTACACTCACAATAACGAATTAAAATCTGCAATATTCATTGTTGCAAATCCTGAATACTCTGGCCCACAGCTTGAAGAGGAAGATCAATCAGAGTTTGTTTCAATACTAAAAACTATCACATTGCTTCATGAGCTGGGGCATGTGCATGATATTCAAAATTCAATTAATTTTGACCATGGTAGTCAAAGTGTAAATTTGATTGCGGCAGAGGCTTATGCGGACGTATTTGCTTTAAGAAAACTAAAAAGCTGGAAGCATCCTTATGGAAAGCTTGCATTGAAAACATTTAGTGTCGCATTACTAGATCGTAGAAATACATCAGAGTTTTATGAGCAAGTGCATTCAAATATAAAGAAAAAAGTACTGGAATCAAAATTGCGGACTTGGTCAAAATAATGCGCCTGCAACCCACATGAGCAGACCGCATGCCTTTACGGTTGGCTGCATTAGCAGCCAGTCCTTATCGAACTACTCAGTTCACCCCACCGCCCCAACCATCAGCGCCCGATTTATAGTCTCTTTCACATGCCAGAGCTGATCGCCGTGTTGACGTTCCCAAGTGTTCACATCGCGGTGTAGCTCTTGGTGGTGAGCATGACAAAGAGGGATGGTGAACAAGTCAGAAGCCTTACTGCCCATCTTCCCTTCGCCGTGGCCTATTAGGTGGTGAGCAATGCCAGCCGTTTTACCGCAAACACGGCAAGGTAACTTTCGGACAAACGAAAGGTACTTTTCGCTCTCCCAACGGATTGGTTTAGGCTTTCTCAGATACATCGCTGGTGGATCGTCATCGATGACCAGCTTTAGAACTGGCTTGGCCAAACGTTGTAGTTGCTCTCTCTGACCTTCGAACACATACCTGGCATCTGTATCCACGTTTCCAAGCACACCCACTCGCTTGCTACCCTCCTCTCGTTTGAACTGACGATCGATAACAGACTGCGGCAATAGTGAATACACTTCATTGCGAACGGTCCACCAGCACAAATCAACATCTGTAATACGCCTTACTTCACCATGCAGCTGGCGAGAGACAGCCATCAGGCCATGGCGAACCGTATTCTTTCGGGCGATTGAATACACCTGGTGACTATCATCGGCCATGTTGTCGTGATGCCAACACAAACGAATCGCTCCCTCGCCGGTTACCCGAGTTTTCAGATTATGATTGCAGTAGCCTTCATCCTGCAACTGGCATTCGGAAATCGTATCAACGTACTTAGCGGTACTGCCGATGAGCAGTTGTACATCTTCATGAGCGAAGAACGCCACTAAAGAGAGGTCATCCGAAGACAACCCTCGATCGCTCTTTGTGGCCAAACGTTGATTGGGAGAAACTAATCCGATCTTACCGTCCACCAGCAAGCGTTGAATGGCCTCTTTGTTTGAGCTTAACGGAATGAGTGCGGCGTTCAGTGTCGGGACCACATCCAAGCTAACTTTTAGCATCTTCCCTCCCTTTAAGCGACTTTGGACTCAAGCAACGGCTTAGTAACCAGCTGCTTACCCATCTCGACCGCTTTGTCGTATTCTAAGCGTGCCCCTTTCGATAGCTGCCAACCATCCAAAAACACCACTGTATCGCAGCAGGCCATCATCGGAATGCAAATGTGCATGTACTCTTCCCACTCAAAACCATCCGGCAGAATAGCGGGGTTCATGACAATACACCCGCGGCTTTTTAACTCTTCTTCCATCGCGAAGAACGCTGGCTTGTTAATCTCTGGTAATCCCGTCATTGGGCCTGCAATGTAAACCTTCTTCACGATAATGCTTCCTTTAATGTCTCTACTGCTTTTCCGCTCTTAATCATACTTCCGGTGAATCGGAGTACTGACCAACCTCGTAATGCTGCTTCGTTGTATTTCTCGCAATCTTTCTCATAACCACTGCCACGAGTATGACGACCACCCGCCCAGGTACCGCCTTCCACTTCCACCGCTAACTGTTGCTCTGGGTAAGCAAAATCAAAACGCCAGCGCCTTGTCTCATAAAATCGGTATTCCTTCTCTGGCAGCGCTAACCCCATCGCCTTGATTTGGAAAAGAAGGGCTTGCTCTAACGCACTCATGCCACAACCCCTCCAAATACAGGCTCTAGTTTTGCCATTAAGCGAGTCGAACGGCCTCTGCCTTCCACATCCAACTCCGTGACGAAATACTGTTTGCCCTCATGGGTATAAACCCGTTTGTGCTCGTAACAAATACACAGGGCATCTACCGCTTTGCTGTTGGGTAACACTCGAATCTTAAGCACTTCCATCCACCCTATTGAACAATCCAAATCTTGTTTGTGTTGCCGGTTCTTGTGTCCGACATCCGATTAATTTCCACACCCTGCTTGCGAGCCTTGGTGATCAACTGAGTTAACTCCAAAGCAGAAATACCTAGCTCCTTGCAAAGCTCTGCAGGTATCCAAACCTTAGGCCGCGAAACCATCACCCCAACTAACTTCTCCACCATCTGAATTCACCTCCGCTAGTTGAGTTAACAATTCCCTGCGTTCGTCCGATAGACGTTTGATTTTGTTCTTACTGGCTTGGATCGCCTGTTCAGTCCCGCCGTGGCTCATCACCCGGATGAGGTGTTGGTTCTCGTTGTCGATATCCATTTCAAGCTGACGAACCTTAGATTTGATCTCGTCACCATCCGATTTGGCTTGCTTAGGCTGCTCTTCTGGTGGCAGGTAGCGCCCCTTGTCTTGCTCACGGCCTAGCCATGCAGTGATGAATCGAACCATACCACCTTGGGTCTTGCGCTTACGTGGATTTGCATCACTCCAAACTTTCATTTTGCGCAGCTGATCGAGCACATTCACCGCTGGGTAGGTCTGTTTCCATTCCATCACCTGAGTGGTGCTGACTTCGTAGAATTGATCTTTGCGATTGGTAGGCAAACAAATTACCGGAGGCTCGCTGGCTTCGAGCTCGCTCGGAGCATCAGAGATCTGTTTGTTTGTATATGGTTCGGATCTGTTAATGGAATCGGTAGATTTCCCGAATCCTAGGTTTTGGGAGTTCTCCCGATTGGATTCGGTAGATGTCCCGTTTCCATTCGGTAGATCTACCGAATCCATTTGGGAAATGTGTTCAGATGGAGGGAAAAGAAGATCCACCAGCGCATCACCATCAATAGAGTAATGCATCGTAGGGACACCATTTGCCTTCTTTAATTTGGTGGTAACCACACTACCCAGTTTGCTCTTGATCTGGCGTACAGAATTACGAATTTGATCAACCGACAGAGACAACTCCTCAGCCAATTCGTCGTTCGACTTATAAAACCAATCGCCTTTTGCCTTAGTGCTAGACCAAAACACCAGTTGAGATAACACTGCCGCATGGTTGTAATTTCCCTTAAACAGAGAAATGTAAGGCCGAGAGATACTGATATTTGCGTTCTGGCCAGAAAGCTCTCTAACTACATCAAAAAGTCGAGACATTACTGTCTACCCTCCTTCGGCAACCTTGCTCCAACTACCAAACGTTTATTACCCTGCCCTAACACAGCAAACGAGGTAGATGACGAAACCACATCAAAACCACTTAATGCGATCGCATCTTCAATAGCCATGTCGATTGATTTGGTCAGCAGTGAGAACTCTCCACTGCTGAGCTGCTGACCGGATAAATCAAAATACGCAGCAGAAAAATACATCACTTACCCCCTGCCCAATCGGCAAACGAACTGCGTGGCTTACTCTTTGGCAGAGCTCGTGATTTTGGTTTTAATGCAGCCTCATGCTGCTTGGCTTTCGCCTTAAACTTGGCGTCTCCCATCGCAGCGCGACGGAGGTTATCAACCTGCTTTAAACGCTCACTTAATTCCATAACCCTGCTCCTGTGTCATTCGGCTTACAGTTCGTTTACTTACCCACTTCCAATCGCCTGGCTTAGTTGCTAAAAAATAGACGTAGTTATCAAAAACTAAGACGGCCTTAATCTTTGCGCGATCGCACTGCTGTGTTACTCTTTCCATTGAATCGACCTTCGTTTGCTGATTCATAGCCCTAACAAGTTGCCGCTTGTTGGGGCTTTTCCATTTCTAGATGTGCCAAATATCTCTGACTCTTTGTGTTAATCGCCTTTAGTGCTTCCTTTTCCAGTTGCTGCTTAACCGCGGCGTTCTGCTCCAGTGCAATAGAACTGCGATACATCTGCACTAATTGCTCTATGGTGTTGAGCGTTTCCATCACATTCATGACAAGACTCCCGAAGACATATCGCCAAACATCATGGCCATGCTGATACCACCAAAGCGGCTCTCTGCGGCATAGCCAATCGTCATGGCCGAAGCCACCAGCGTATGAATGGATGAAGACAAACGGCTAACCCCATTGGCAGAAAGCTTGGTTACGTTAAGTTGCTCGGCCATCTCACCAAGCGCCTTAGTTGCGACCAAAAACTCGGTATTGAGATTTGCCTGTGAGTTGTAGTTAAACGGCATTGGGGTACACAGCCCGACCTCTTTGCATAGGCCGTCTATCATGCTGTAGTCACCAGACTCTTTGGTGAACGCGATAACGTCATCAACAAACAGCTTCGATTCCGGTTGATTGGTGTTAAAGCGTTTCTTCAGTCGGTTGCTGTAATCCACTTCTGAGTAACCTAGCCTTAGCGCAATAGCGCGTAGGCTGTGGTGGTTCTTAAAACGAATAACGCCTTCATAGAAGCGAGGGAACTTCCCCTTGTTTTGTGAGTGGGTCATAGAGTACCTCCTTGGCAATCTGTAGATTGTTCTATCGTGGAATGTTGAGAAGCTCTTCTTTAGTGACTGGTGTTTCTGTCACTTGAGATAATTCCGAAATGATCGAGGCGTAATTGGTTTCACCAGTGAAATCCGTTCTAGGAAGTACACCTCTCTCACACCATTTATAAACAGCTCTATTACTAACGCAGCAAGCTAGCGCTACTTTTGGTACACCTATCTGAGTAATAACCTGTTTTAGCATAATTTCGCCCTTACAATGAACTATAAGTACATATTATGACGGAACTGAAAGTACAATCAAGAAGTTTTACTATTGAACCTATGGTTCATAGTGAAAATGTGCGTTCAAACTTCGCCCAAAGGCTTGCACAGGCCTGTACAAAAGCTGGGATAGAAGATCATGGAAGGGGCGTTATTTTAGCCAAGGCACTTAAAGTGACGCCAAAAGCTGTAAGCAAATGGCTTAACGCAGAGTCAATGCCGCGCCAAAATAAAATGGAAGAATTAGCAAACCTCCTCAAAGTTGATCTGTTCTGGCTGCAGTACGGAAAACATCACAGCGGTTCCAACCCCAACGAACCTCAACAACCAACGGAAGCCAATGCGGAAATTTTAGGAGAAATTGACGCATGGGATCGTAAAACCCCACTTTCAGATGATGAGGTAGAAGTGCCGTTTTTTGCAGATATTCGCCTTTCAGCTGGCAGCGGTGAAGTAGCCGAACGTGAACATACCGGTCTTAAACTGCGTTTCGCAAAATCTACGTTACGCCGCTACAACGTCCCACCTGAATGTGCTGTATGTGTAAAAGCAACGGGCAATAGTATGGAACCCGTGCTACCGGACGGTTCAACTGTCGGGATTGACACTTCTAGCACAGGGGTAGTGGACGGAAAAATGTACGCCATTAATCACTCAGGCGAACTTCGCGTGAAGCTCTTGTACAAAACACCAGGTGGTGGCTTAAGAGTTCGTAGCTACAACTCAGAAGAACATCCAGAAGAACGCTACTCACAGGAACAAGCTACAGATATCGTCGTACTCGGAAGAGTATTTTGGTATTCGGTTATGCTATAAAACTATCAAATAAGGATGCAACTAACGTCATGCTAGAATCTCAAAAAATCCTTTTCCATTATGATGGAGAAGCCCTCAACGATCATAAAATGCAAATTGAAGCCGTTATTGACTCACTTCAAGGAACATGTGACCTTTTAAAAGAAACACATCTGTTGGTAAATGGTACAGCCGATGATCTAAACATCACAGTACAACCTTTTGATGAAGGATCGTTTGAATTCATCATTGACGTTATTCAAAACCCTCAAGAGCATCTAGATATTTTAGCGATAACAGGTTTATCCGCAGCAGCGATCCCAGCAGCACTACTGACTACAATGAAACAGATAGCTGGTCGCAAAATTCAACGATTAACTTTAAACAAAGATGGAGACTGCCTCGTCCATATTGATGGTGAAGAGCAACCTATTGTTGCGCCATCGTTCTATCGTGAGTTGCTATCATCAAAAACAATTAGTAAAGCTATGAGCAAAATTGCCTATACTCCATTAAAGAACGAGGGTATTGATAGCTTGACTGTTTCCGCTTTCGACTCAACTGATAACGAAACCGTGTCTACGGTTCTCGAAGTATCGAAAGAAGAATCGAAGTCTTATCGTGCATCTCGTAACCCAGTTATCGAAAAGCGCGAAAGAGTCACCAAACATGAAGATGTGCCAATTACCTTTTTAACTGTTCATTCAGACAAAAACAGAGATTGGCGAATCAATAACCATGAACATGAATCTGTTTCGGTAACAATTTGTGATGAAGATTTTGTGAAGAACGTTAGAAATGGAACTGAATCTAATGTATTCGTTAATAGTTATAATGTAGATTTAGAAGAGACATTAGATCTTGCAACTGAGAAAAAGACGTATACCATTACGTCCGTTTACCCACAAGACTGATAACGAAGACTTTCAATGGACGCTACCGCAATAGCATACTGGCTCATATTTTTTGGATTGCTTCCAGTAACATACTGGGGCTTTCGTATGCTATTTGAAAATCTTTTCCTAAAACTACTCCCTCCACATCAAGTCGTTATTGAGCAAAAAGATAACGATGGCAATATCATACGTTCCGACAAAATCGTTGTTACAGAACAAACTTTTTATGATGCCGCCCATACCGTTATCCTTGGGAAGAAAGCTAAAAAACATGAGTGAACCGTCAAACAAGTCTCAATCATTACCTGCGATTTCGGCATCTATACTTGGATGTGGATTGTCAATACTGATTGCTAACTGGCAAGGTTCATTGTGGGGTATAGATTTCACTGAACTAAAAGTGCTCATCCTTGGTAGTGTTCCTGGAATTACAATTGCCATCAACAAATTCTTTAAGCATGTCTACGTACGATATAGTATGGGCGCAGAAAAACGCGAATTTGAAAAGCAAAATCAACAAAAAATTAATAAACTTAGAGCTGCGTTAAACGATCCGTTAATTAGCCCTGATGATAAAGAAGAGTTCAGCAGGCAATATTACGAAGCCATTCAAGCTGACATCAATATCCAAGACAGTAATGTATCTATTGTAAGAGATTAAAGCTCTTAAATTAACCTAATGACAAGCCGCCTTCGGGCGGTTTTTTTGTACCCGACAGAAATAATGTACTTTTGGTTCTTTACTTAATATGTACTTATGGTACATTTAGTTCATACCAACGACTTACCCCAGCAGCTGGTGGGGCGAATAACCACTGCACCGGAGCGTCTCTGCCTACGTCTGTCTTACGACGAAAAGTGAAACGGTGACCGGAAGTGACTATCCAAGGATGGGAACGGGAATGCCCTTACTAAGGGCACAGCCTAAAGCCTTTCAGAGCAAGGGTTTTAGGGTGTGGATAACCAAACTTGAGGAACGAATCATGAGCCAAGAAGCAGGCAACCTAAGCATAGAAGACCGTACAACCAACTTTCCTAAATTGATGCAAGAGCTAGATGGCGGCGTCATCTCTAACGTTATTGGCCTTGCACTCTCTAACGTTTCACGTGCTGTTTCGTACAGCGATAAACAAGGCGAAGTAAAGCTGAACCTAAAGCTCAAGCCAATGGGTACCAACAACGAAATGGTAGAAATCACGGCCAATATGTCGGTGAAGGAACCTAAATCTGGCTTTGGTTCCAAGAGTGAGGACTTTCAGTACACCTCTATCGCCTACGTCGGCAAAGGCGGAAAACTCTCCTACGACCGACCGAAAGAAGACATCCACGGCCAAGCCGTTATTGAAGAAGGTCAGCTTCGCGAAGTGCGCGGCTAACCCAGTCCACCAGCAATCACTCTAAAGAGAGAACAGAGAAATGGATAAATCAGCAATCCAACAGATTCAAGAGTCAGCGAATGCCACACAGTTCTTAGAACAGTTAGAGAAGGCAGGCTTCCCTGTTGCAGCCTTACCAGAGTCTTTCGATTTGCATGACTTAGAGAAGTACATGCCAAACCGCAATCAATTTCGCGGAACGATGAAGACGGCAAATATCGACGAGTTTGTGCGTTACCACGAAGAATACCAAACCGAAGGTAATCAGTGTTTTATCAACGCTGAACGTATGGCAGCTGTGACTATTTTTGACCTGGGTACTCATAACTTCCCTGGACACTGCAAGCACCAAGCAAACTTGATCCTTCGCCGCACAGCAGCGTTTAACGCTCTTCTAAACATTAATGAAGAACGCCTAGGTCAAAAGAAACTGGCCGAGTGGGTAGAAGACTACAGCGAATTTATACAAGTGTTCTCTACCACCGGTGAAGTTATTGAGAATGCAGTGGCCTCTGCCGCTATTCGTAATATGAAGTTTGAAGCAAAGGCTGGTCGTGAATCGAACGTAGATGATTTTAACCACCACCAATCTGAATACGAGTCGATTGCTGTTCGCACAAAAGAAGAGTTCCCGATGCCAGCTGTCTTCAAGTTCACTTGTATTCCCTACTTAGGTTTAGCAGAACGCACCTTTGAAATGCGTATGAGCACCATTGGTAACGAAACCTTGATCCTTCGAATTAAGAAGCTGGAGCAGCACGAAGAAGAGATGGGCGAAGAGTTCCAAACCAAGCTTCAAGACTGTTTCAAAGTCGGTGAAATCGAGATTGATACCTTTATTGGTTCATTCTCCAGCTAATCATGTTGGCGGTGACGAGTGTTACCGCCAGTTTTCTTAACGGAGGGGTCATGGCACTGACCAAGGAACAATACGAAGAAGCACAACGCATCATTGGTTCGATCAACGGCAGCGGAAGATCAAAAGTGGTGGGAAAGTACTTGCTTGAACATCCGGGCAAAAACCCGACCTATCAGATTAGCAGTGATTTAGGGGTAAAGTCGCAACTGATTTGCAAAGCCGTCTACTACCTGCGTGGTAAGGGTGTTGGTATTAAGTCTGAGCCGAGATCACTCCACCCTTACTACGAGCTGACTATGGATGAGAAAGACAACTTGCCAAATAAGAAAACGTCTATGAGAGGCGCCTCTAGTTGTGAAGGGTTCCGCTTCGTTAAAAAGGCCCATCCATTCAAGCCAAATGTCTTATTACCGCAGTGGAGAACGTGAAATGCCAGACAACAAAAAGCCAAACGAACACTTTGTTAAACGTCACTTAACCAACAAGCTCAAAACACAAGGTGTCTCTGGCCACCAGCTGGATGAAGCCATCGAACGTGGTATTCAGTACTACCACTACGGTACTTACGACAAATCAAACACCATTCAATGCTGTGTTAACCATGCACTGCAATATGTTAAAGGAGAACTTACTCATGGCTAGAAAAATCTATGAGTACAACGGAATGATCGGCCTACCTACAATCGCTAAAGCTTATGGCATGAAACAAGTGACTCTTTCATATCGAGTTAGAACGATGGGTATGAGCATTGAAGAAGCAGTTCATACACCAGTAGCACCGCGAGGGGAAAAGCTACCGTGTAGAGAAAAAATCAAAGAGAACGTTGAAAAGATAGTCGCGACATCGTTAACGCCTCTTTGGAAGTTAGCTCTAGGAGTTGTGGGGGAATAATGGCTAATGCAACTTTTCAAACCGAGCTGGGCGCGGTTACCGCTAAAGGCCCCTACTTCAGCTTTGTGAAAGGTCGTGAAGTTATTCAACTGACCTTCATCAAACCAGAAAACGAAGAGAACGGCTACGGGGTATGCAAAGAGTTCCCGAGTGATATCAGTCTATCACCCGAGTTCATGACCGACTTCGCCGAGCAATCAGTAAACCTGCTTTAGCCTCTCGGCCATAGTTCATTTTGTGTAGTTCGCCTATGCCCCATCTCTTGATTAAGGGGCATTGCAGGATTTTTATTTTCATTATTTATTGGAGGTTTTACCGATGAGAACATTTACGGTGATTCAACTCGAGCCTAGCCGCTGGGTTAAAGAAGATCTTTTGATGGATTTAACAGGCATGTCCACCAATGAAATCAAAGACTATCGTCAGTTTCGTTGGATTGAAGGCGTTCACTTTAAAAAAGCATCCGGTAAGAGTAGTGGTGGTGGCAAAAGTTTTAAGTATGACCGTGTTGCCATTGATGAATTTTCAGCAAGAGAAAGGGTTGCGTAATGAACACACCAGAAGGTGTAGAGATCCGCGGTAAGTCTATTCGCATTAGTTTTACTTACCGCGAGATGCGTTGTCGGGAGACACTAAAAGGTTGGGAAGTCACCAAAGGCAATCTCAAAAAAGCAGGTCATCTACGCGCTTCTATACTTTCTGAAATTTCATTAGGCACATTTGATTACTTATCTCGTTTCCCAACGTCAAAGAAAGCACAACTCTTTGCGACACCAGCACAGCGAGGCAAGAACCTTACCGTTCGCGAGCTGTTTGATGACTATATTCAATTGAAGCAAACCACAATGGCCTCACAGTCACTCTATGTTTTGAGTACTACTGCAAGAGCATGCTGCTTGTTTGTTGGGGAGGAACGTACTATCTCCACCATTACGATCATGGATGCACTCAAGTGCCAAAAGTTAATGGTCGACTCCCCTACTCGCACTGGTGCATCACGCAGCGCTAAGACGATCAATAATATGATCAAACTTCTGCGCCGATGCTTTGACTTAGCAGTGAAATCTAAGTTTATCGATGACAATCCATTTCTGCATGTTGAGTTGCTTAGTGGTGGCTCTGGTGAACCTGACCCACTAGAACTAGAAGAATTCCACCAACTAATAGAATCAACGACCAACTTACAGCAGCGGAATATGTTCACCTTAGCCATTTATACGGGCATGCGAACTGGTGAACTTTGTGCGTTAGCCTGGGAAGATGTCGACCTGGATAAAGGAACGATCGAGGTTACTCGCAACGTCACGATTGAACGAAAATTCACAACGCCGAAGAATAAGAAGTCAGAGCGAACTATTCACTTACTTGAGCCAGCTATCCTCGCCCTTAAGTCCCAAAGAGAACTAACTATGTTTAGCCCGGTGAGAGATATTTTTGTGGAAGTAAAAGGTTCAAACACCTTTCGCCAGGAAAGTGTTCGGTTCGTGTTTATTCCAGAACGCCGTAATGGCCAAGCACCGAGTGAAACCTACAAGACGACAACATACAATCGACTTTGGTCACGCGCACTTAAACGAGCTGGCATTCGCCATCGCTGCTCATATCAATCTCGACATACCTACGCTTGTTGGTTGATCACCAAAGGGGCAAATCTATCCTTTATCGCGGAGCAGATGGGGCACAAGAGCACGATGATGTTGGAACGTGTTTACGGCCGATTCATGAAATCACACTCGCATGAGCAGATCGAATACTTAAATGGGCTTATGGCTTCGAATAAATAA